TTCAAATGGATACGGCGGAGGAAATCAATCCTCAAGTATTACTCCAGCTCAAAAAGAATCTGGAGAAAATAGCGGAGTTGGAACTATCGTTGATCCAGTTTATGCTCCATCATATGCAGGTTTTACTGAAAGCGGATTTACTGGAAGTGTTTTAACTTATCCAAATAGCAACACTTATTCTTACCCTACTTATATTGTTAGACCAGGAACCAATCTTTCTATATCTAGTCCATATTCAAATGGAACCGCCCCAGTTACCTATACGTATCAATGGCAAGCAAATAGCGGAGGCGGTTGGTACAGCGTTGGCGCTGCAACATCGTCTTATACTTTACCAGCTGCTTTTTCATCTGCTGGATATGAGTATAGATGTGCGGTAACTGCAACTAATAGCGCAGGAAGTGCTACATCCTATTCATCTTCAACAGGAGCAGTAGTACATGTTTCTGGAACATCAAAAGCTCCTTTAGGCGGATCTTGGTCTAATAACATAAGCCCAACTGGCGGTACTTTGTATATTACAGAACCAACAAACTCTTATGGAGTAGGATCAGGCTATGAAAACTGGAGCTATTCCCCAACATGGGGATATGATATCTACATCTATCGTTCAACAACCTCTGGAGGAACATATACATTACACTCTAATTCAGTAAAAGTCTACAACGGTGGCAGCGGACAAACACAGACTAAAACAACTGCTGGATGGTATTATGCTGTAGTATATACATATAACGGAAGTTCTGTTAATGGAAACTCTTTAAGAATCCCTTCATCTGGAGGATTTCAATTAACATGACAAAAGAACAAGATCTTAATAAGGACCTACTGGCTTTAAAAATAAGTCAAATAGGAATTGACATATTAGCATATCAAAATGCTATAATTGAAGATAACGGCAAAGAGTCATTATCAGAAGAAACTATTGCTTTTTATCAGGGACAAATAAATGAATTATCTCTGATGAAGCAGGCACTAGAACAACTATAAAAAGGAGATAAAAAATGGCAACATATTCAGTACTATCAGAAGACGAAAAGAACTCAATTCGTCAATCAGCAGTTCGTTCATTAGAATTTCAAATGTACGCATTAGAGCTAGACAAGATTGCAGAAAATGCAAAGACTGCTCCAGATACAGATAGATTGGCAGTTCTAACTTCTGCAATTGCAGAAAAAGAAGCACAAATAGAAGCACTTTAATAAAAAGAGGAGAATGGAATGTCATATAAAAGCAGAATCTTAAACGACTTTCCAAACTCATTTTATTTACTAGATGAAGTTCAATCAGGCACCACTAATACGTTTACTCAACTTTTAGCTCAGTATGCAACATACCAAGCTTTAAAAGATAGTGGTCTAACTTATGGAGAAATAAGCGGGGTGCAGATATATGACTACTCTGGTAGTTTAAATAATGGTACTGCTTCTTCCGCTTCATCAAAGCAAATAATGCCATTAGTTACAGGATCGGTAAGAGGAACTGAAGTTTTAAGCTCAACTATTATTACATATAACCCAAAAGGAATTGCTACAAAGTACTACAAGGATAACTCTTTTTCTATAGAGGCTTGGTGTGCACTTCCAGGATATAACGTAAGCACAACAATAGTTGGAGACACTGCAACAAATACTGGTATATTTTATCAGAACGGCAATATCATATTTAGGGTTGGAGCCAATCAGGTTCAAGCTACGGTATCAAATTCTGAAGTAGTATATGTTGTTGGTATATTCCAAAGCAATATATTATCCCTGTACATAAACGGATTTATTGCTGATGCATTGCAAATAGACTCATACAAGTTTTCCAATGAAACAGCAACATTTCAATCAGGTCCGTCTACTGGTAGATTTGTAGTAGACTGTGTAGGATTCTATAGATACGCCCTCTCTGGCACTCAGGTGTTGGCTCATTATAATGAGGGTACTCAAGAAGTAAATATTTCTCAAATTGTGTCAGCAGATAATGGCTACCTATTCAGCATGAATACAGAATCTATGAGGCCTAAGTTTATTTACTCATACCCAACATCTAAGACATGGTCTGAAGTAGCAACGGGCGGGATCTCAATATCTGATGATAACTCATACATCTATATACCAGAGACAACTACTGCAGCAACTGCATCATTTACATTTACCGATTACTTTATTGTCCCTAACTATTTAAATATTAATACCTCACAGATCCATTGGAGCAATGATGTATCTGGAATTCTTGTAGAGGCAAGCATTGATAATATTACTTGGCGGACCTGTAAGAATGGAAGTCCTCTTCCATATATCAATAAGAATGATAATCAATTCTCACAGATTGTTTATTTAAGGATAACATTATCTTCTGCAGATACAACCAAATATTTTCCAATACTAAGATCCCTAGAAATAGCTTTCTATACAGGTAAGAACTTCTATAGCGATAATTCAGGATACTATGTATCTTCCGCCTATGACTATTCCCTTCCAAAGTTCAATAGCAAGACATTGTCCTATAATAAGAATAATGGATTGACTATGTATAACGGGCATGGGTTCTCATTAAATTCTATTCCCGCCGTTTCTTGTATAGAAATGATATATACCCCACAGTACAATGAGAATGTGCTGTTCTCAGGGGCTACTAAAAAGTACGAATGGAATGCTGCGGGGGCGGTAACAAAGACAGGCATATCCTCAATTTATGTGAACGGCATAGATAGGACGGCGGAAACAAATGTCTGGAACTTCCTAGTAGTAGATACACCACATCATATTGTAATAAATCTAACATCATCTGATACAAACATCAAATTTAATCAAAATCAAAATGACACCAAGTCTGGGATAGGCCATATGTATAATAACGTAGCCGTATATGAGACCACCCTATCTGTAAATAGAATTTTAAACCATTACCTACTGTATACGGGCAATACGGTAAATCAGATTGATGATACTTCATTCTCACTAATAGAGTCATCCTCTGGTGACGATTCTACTCCTTTCTTTCTAACTGTGGTAGAGCCAGAGTCAGTTAGCCTATAATTTTGTCCAAGAGATGGACAAACTCTAGACTTTAGCACGAAATAATGGTATGATTTATGTCTATGGATATGAATAAGCCTAAATATAACATTAACGAAGAAGAATCGATCCTAGGCATATACGTCTGGGAAATGCCAAACGGTAAATGGATTGGGGATGACGATGGGAACTTTCTTTCAGTCACGTCCAAAAAAGGAAATAGATCCAACATCGATGCTTTGGCTAGAGAAGTTCGCTCGTTTGGCATATACGAAGGCGGGCCTAAATTTCTTTCCGCTAGAAGGAAAATTGACGATGAAGAGTTTGAACACCAAAAGCAAAGACTCAATTGGGGACTAGTTCCTGACCCATATGATATTGGTAACTATAAGGACGAAATGAAAAAGTTAGGTGGGTTAAGATGACAGTAGAATTTCTAGGTGAGGATAGCTCCGAAAACCTTATTGATATATCAAACACAGCCGATTGGTTTTCTTTTAAAAAAGATGAAAAGAACAATGATCCATTTGCGGTAAACCTTGAAGAGATCAAAAAGCTCAGAGGTCTAGGTTCATCATTTAAGCGCAGAATTAATAGAGAGTTTTCTAAGGCATTTACTGGAATAGAACAAACAGGAACACAGCAAAATCTTCTTGCACAAGCAATTACAGGTTATGCTATGTTTGATCTTGTTGAGCCCCCATATAATCAAGAATACCTATCAAAGGTATATGAGATTTCAACATATAACTATGCAGCAATTAATGCCAAAGTTGCCAATATTGTCGGCCTAGGATATGACTTTGTTGAAACAAAGAAAACAAACGATGCTTTTGATTCTATTACAGATGATAAGCAATTAGAAAGAGCCCGTAGAAAGTTAAACAAACTACGCCAGGATCTGCATGCTTGGCTAGACACAACGAATGCTGAAGACACATTTACACAAACTTTAATTAAAGTATATACTGACTATGAGGCAACAGGAAATGGCTACCTTGAAATTGGTAGAACAACAGGCGGAAACATAGGATATATTGGACATATTCCAGCAAAGACAATGCGTGTACGTAGACTAAGAGATGGCTTTATTCAATTACTATATGGCAAGGCTGTATTCTTTAATAACTTTGGAGACACTGAAACAGAGAATCCAATTGCTGGGCAAGAAGATCGCCCAAACGAGATTATTCATTTCAAGAAGTATACACCGATGAACAACTATTATGGTATCCCAGATATTATTGCTGCACAGGTAGCACTTGCAGGTAATGAATTATCTGGTCGATATAACCTAGACTACTTTGAAAACAAAGCAGTCCCAAGATATATTATTACAGTAAAGGGAGCAAAGCTTTCTCCAGAGTCAGAGCGTAAATTGCTTGAGTTTTTCCAAGTTGGATTAAAAGGAAAGAATCACAGATCCCTATATGTCCCACTTCCAGCAGACAGCCCAGACTCAAAAGTTGAATTTAAAATGGAGCCTATTGAGGCGGGCAATCAGGAAGGCTCATTTGAGAAATATCGTAAATCAAATAGAGACGAAATCCTATTGGCTCACCGTGTCCCAATTAATAAAATTGGAACTCCAGAAGGTGTAAATTTAGCAGTTGCAAGAGATGCTGATAAAACATTTAAAGAGCAGGTTTGCCGACCAGCTCAAATGACACTTGAGAAAAAAATAAATGCAATATTTGATGAAAAGACAGATGCCCTTAGTTTAAAGTTTAATGAATTGACTTTGACCGATGAAGACACACAGTCTAAAATTGATGAAAGATATTTGCGTATGCAGGTAATTACCCCTAATGAAGTTAGAATTAGAAAGGGCATGATTCCTCTAGATGGCGGAGACGAAATGGTAGATTTAAAGGGTCAGGCCGCTTCAGAGCAATTAGCCCAAGCAGGAAATACAAGACAAAGATCCCAAGACCGACAGGCAACTGCTCCCGATAATTCAGGGGAAGGCAGAAATGCTAAAGGCGATGGAAGACAGGTCGACTAAGTCCACTCAACTGTTATTTGCTTTATAGTCTATAACACTATAAAATTAAGCATATGAACATTGAAAAGTCTTTATGGACCAGTAACGGCAACGTTATTAATTTGTCTGTACCTTTTACTAAGGTTAACCGTGAAAAGAGAACCGTATCTGGATTTGCAACCCTAGACAATGTTGATCAGACTGGTGATGTTGTAACAGCAGAATCAAGTCTCAAGGCATTTGAAAATTTTCGTGGAAACATTCGTGAAATGCATGGATCAAATGCGGTAGGTAAGATGGTTTCTTTTAAGCCAGAAACTTTCTACGACCCAAAGTCAAAAGAGTTCTTCAATGGAGTATATGTAGATGCGTACATCTCAAAGGGCGCACAAGATACCTGGGAGAAAGTTCTAGACGGAACACTATCTGGATTCTCAATCGGCGGAAAGATTCTTGAGTCAGACAATGAAGTTAACAAGGCGAACGGTAAGACCGTAAGATTTATTAAGAACTATGAACTAATTGAACTTTCTATTGTTGATTCACCAGCAAATGAACTTTGTAACATTCTTTCTATTCAGAAGGTAAATGGACAATACATTGCAAAGGGAATTGCAGTCGGTGTAGTAACCGAAAATATATTTTACTGTGCAGACAGTGATTCTGTTTTTATCTCAACAGATAAAACATACGACTCTCCAGTATCTGGAAAGCCAGCGGAATTAATAGGATGGGTCGAAAGCTCAGACGTTAACAAAGCAAAAGAGATAGATAAGATTCTTGATGCATATAAGCACTCAAGATTTACGTTGCCTGAAACACAAACAATTGCAAAACAGGCAAACGCAGAAGGAGGTAATGAAATGTCAGATAATACAGAAAACGTAGTTGTCGAAGATGTTGCAGCAGAAGCACCAGCCGAAGCAGTAGCAGAAGAAACAGCCGTTGAAGATACAGCAGTAGTTGCAGATGATGCAGCTCCAGCTGAAGCTCCTGCAGAAGCAGTAGCAGAAGACGTTCCTGCCGAGACTCTGGAAAAAGCAGCCGAAGTATCAGAAGATAAGGTTGATGAACCTGATTTTGCGAAGATGTTAGGCGATCTAAAAGGCTTTTTCTCAGAAACTCTAAACAAGGC